GCTTTGTCATAACCTGCTGCTTGCTCAAGAGCTTCAACTTCTTGTGCTTTAAATCCAACATCTAACCAATCTTCTTTGTGAGTGCCATCAGGTGTTTGTGCATTTAAGTCATAGTCATCTGCTGTCTTATCGCCATATTTAGAACGCTTATCCCACTTGTAAGTGTAAGGCTTGAGCTGCTTAACAAAATCTAATCCAACATCTAAATCTGTGAAGTCTGTTTTATCTCGCTCATCAGATGCAACTGTCAATGCAACTTGAATATGAGCATTGGCAATGTTTTCATCACCTAGAACTATAGTGTTAGATGCTGTAGTTATCTCTCCACCAGGACTTCCTGTGCGCCCTGCATCTTTTCCAAGAAATAAATTGTTGCTTCCACTTGTAACTGAGATACCTGCATTACCTCCAAGACCTGTATTATTACTTCCCGAAACAGAGCCTTGCAAACTATCCACACCAACTGCTGTATTGCTAGCTCCTGTTCCACCGCTAAAAGCTCTTGTTCCTAATGCAGTATTAAAATTTCCGCAATTTGCAGAAAGAGCTAAATATCCAACTGCTGTGTTATCTTGACCAGTAGCTGTGCTATCACCTGCAAGACCACCCACAAATGTATTTTGCTGACCTGTGGTTATTGCTCCACCTGCTCCATGACCCATTGCCGTGTTGTAAACGTCTGTTGCTGAAGTGAAGTTTTGATTTGCAAGGGCTTGAAAGCCTACTGCTGTGCTTCTTGAACCTTGCGTATCTGCCGATAATGTTTGATAACCTATTGCTGTATTAAAATCAGCATCAGTAAAAGCATCGCCTGCAAGTCCACCCACAAATGTGTTTTGAATACCTGTGGTTACAGACGCACCTGAGTTATATCCTATGGCTACATTGTAAGGTGTAGAATTTCCGGTGTTCATTACATTTAAGGCGGCATAACCGATAGCTATGTTTCTGCCATCATCATCTGCTCCTGCTAAAGCATCTGCACCTAGGGCAACATTTCGTGTTCCAGTTGTTACAGATACAGCGGCATGATATCCAACGGCAACATTATTAGAGTCAAATGTGCTTGTTCCATTATTTTGGGCGGATAATGCACCAAACCCTATTGCAACTGTGCGATCCCCAGATACATTAGACCCTAATGCGTTGAAACCCAAAGCGACATTCTCGTTGCCTATTGTGTTCGCATTTCCTGCTAGGCCACCAATAAGGGTATTTTTAGTTCCTGTGGTTACTGCGAATCCTGCGCTATGTCCTACTGCTGTATTTAACATATTTCCCGCAGAATCTGGATTTTGTGACCCTAACGAGAAAGCACCTACTGCTACCGATTGAGAGCCAACAGTATTAGCAGTCAATGCGTTATAACCTAGAGCAACATTTAAATCAGCATCAGTAATGGCATCACCTGCTAATCCACCTACTAAGGTATTTTGAACACCTGTACTTGTTGAAAAACCTGCTTGATATCCTACCGCTACATTGTAACTGTCTGTCGAGGTTGTAAAGTTTTGACTCAATAAAGCGTTTAGACCTATGGCAACAGTTCTATCTCCTTTAGTATCATTACCTAAAGCGTTATAACCCATGACAACATTTGAATTACCCACTGTTAACGCATCACCTGCTAATGCTCCAACCAATGTATTAGTTGTTCCTGTGGTTACATTCAACCCAGAATGAAAACCTACGGCTGTGTTAAAGGAGTCTGTCGATGAAGTAAAGTTTTGATTAGTAAGAACACTTTTTCCAATAGCTGTTGATTTATTACCAAGAGTATCAGCATCTAGCGCGCCATAACCTACAGCTACGTTGAAATCAGCCGTAGTAATTGCATTACCTGCTTCATCTCCTATCAAAGTATTTTGAGTACTACCACTTGCAATATTAATTCCTGCGTTAGCACCAAAACGCACATTATTTGTGCCAGCTGTTGGGGTAGATAGAGAGCCGTTAGAAGCTATTTCAAATCTACTAACAGAAGCAGTAGATAATTTAAGAGTTGCACCTGATGAATTTGACCTAATATCTAAAGACGATCCATCAAAACGGATGTCTGCATTACCTACTGAGCCTGAAGGTAATAATTCTATTTCAGGAGTAGATACATTTGCTACAGAAAGAAACCCTCCATTTATTGTAGCAGTTCCTCCAAAAGTTGCGTTGCCTGTTGTAGTTAGACTTGCAAAGTTACCATCTGCCCCACCTTCTATTCTCTGCCATGCTGTGCCATTAAAGAAACAGTAATCACCTACACCCCAGTTTGTAACACCATCCAGGTTAGTTGTACCTGCTACGCTAACAATATAAAACTCGCCTTGCGTACCAGTTCCTGATGATAATGTTGGGCTGTTTGTACTTGCGTTCCAGCTACCATTGAAGTCTAAGCCTGTAAATGTCTCACCATTTAAGATTAAATCACCTTCAATCGTTACATCATTGAATGTGGGATTTCTTCCAAAAACACCGCCATTTTGTTTAATAGTCATAGCATCAACCTACTTTGTTATTTAGCAACCCAACCAGTATTACCTGATCCAGATTCTTTTACGTAAAAACTTGTGTTTGAACCACCGTCTGTTCTTAAAAATATAGAACCTACCGATGCTGTTACTGATCCTTCTGGTGTGCCTGTACCGCTTGATATAAGCGATAATGCAGTAGAACTAACCGTTGCTGCTGGCAAACCATCTGAATCAAATGATAATAATTTGTTTACTCTATCTGCCTTTAGGGGCAGTTCCATATCTTTTTTTACACCACCTACTTCTGGTGTAGGGTCTACATTTTGCAAATGAATACTTCTCTCAATACCATTTTCATTCTGAATAGCACCTATATACATTTTATCAAAGTCACCATTAACATCTGATGCTAAAAAATCACCGCTATTCTGAAAATCTGTTGTTCTAGTAAGTGGCATAGCTAATACAAGACTTACTACGTGTCCGTTAGTTTGACCACTACTAAATACTACTGTGCCGCCTGTAACAGTACCTACATTGTTTACAGTAAAACCAGACGTTTGTTTTACTCCATTGACATAAACTTCCATATCAGATGCAGCTAATACACGAAAAGTATACGTAAAACTTGTCTGACCACTTGTTGAAGTAATGTCATTTCTTGTAACTAATTGTGATACTGTCATTGTAAAACCCTATATATTTTGCCGATTATACTATTTCTCAACACCAAAAGCATCAATAGCTTTATCGTATGCTTCTATAGCATTTTTTGAAATAGTAAACGCTTGATCTGTAAGTTGCTTCTTTCTAAACTTTTTTACTTCTGAACTTAAAATAAGATTTTTGTCTAACTCGTTTTGTTGTCTAATTACCTTATTAAGATTTCTTACACTATTTTTTATCATTTTTGATTGAGATAATAAAACTTTATTTTTTTCAGCATATTCAATACTAAATTTTGGATTATTTTCTTTATAAATTTTTAATGATTGCTCTACTCTCTTTAAATCTCTGCCCAATTCAAATAATGTGCTTGATAAAATAGATCTTTGACTAATAGGATTAGGAACAAGAAATCTGCCAATTAATGGATTTTTTTCAATATATTTTGGCTTCTCAGGAACAGGTATATTGTTAAATTTTCTTGCTTGATTTATCAAATAATCTGTTCCTGTAATAACATATTGATCTAAACTAGGTATAAAACTGTTAATAGCTTGTTCAACATAAATAGGAGAAACCCCATATTGCTTGCCAATTAATTTTGCAGTTTCAGACGTTGAATTATAAAACTGCAAGTCAGGCTCTAAATCCATTAAACGGTCATTTATCATTTCATTATTAAAGTAATAACTATAATTAGATTTCATTTCAATATAAAATTGTACAGGTGAAGGTAATACAGATATAGGGCTTTGTATTGGTGATGCAGAAGCAACTAATCCTTTAGCAAGTTCATATAACTCTTCACCTTCTGGCAATCGTTCTTGATACGCCCATTCCATAAATTTTTCTGGCACTCTTCCAAAAGCATAACCCACAGTATGTGCTCTTGGAATCCTAATCCATTGATCGCCTACTTTAAAAACTGAATGTGTATTTTTAATTGCTTCATTCATTTGCAAATATTGCTCACGCTCTTCATCACTTGCTTCATATAAATAATAACCAGCTATTGCAATACTAGGTAAAGTTAAATATTGCAATCCTCTTGCCATAAACATAAATGGATGTTTTTTAGCAAATCTTATATTTTTGTCTATACCTTGTACTGCTGCATTAAAAAATGCTGAATGTCTATTTAATATTCTTCCGTAAGTTCCAGCTCTTGCAAAATCTGTAAAATCTCTTGATTCTTTTGCGGCTTCTAAATGTGAAGCTCCACCAGCTAAAGATTTATTATAAATTCCAATTCTTACTGATTCTTCTGCACCTGTTGAAAAATCATAAAAAGGCATCCAAGGTTTTTTACTATATTTAACCAAAGTGCTTTCACTACTCATTAATTCTTTGACAGATTTTTCTAATCCTTCGTCTTGAATAGATAAATAAGTATTATGTGAAGCTCCTGAAGCCATCCATTGATAATAAAGATCAGGTTTATTTGCAACAGTTAATATACCTTTTATTGCATCAACAGGATTTACACCATATGTTGTGATAGTAGATGCTCCTAAAGTATCTCTCAACCAGTTAGCCCCTGTAAATTGAGGTACAATAGTTGCAGCAGTTCTAAATGTAAGAGCTAAATTTCTTGTAATGTAGCCTAATGAAGAAATTGACGGTGCATCCATTGCCTTTAAAGAATCAAATAAAGGTTTTGATAATTCATAAAATTCTTTTTTACCATTAATAAAAACTTGAATTGTTGGAGCACCAGATCTTTTTGTAACTTTGCGGATATTGTTCGGCATAACATCCGCCATTTCTACAATACTTCTTGCAATTTTATTTCTTGCAGCAATATCAATAATTGCAGTTGTATTTGCTATAATTGAATTAATTGGGTCTTTTAAATCACGAGAAGATCCAGTTAATGCTTGCAGTAATGCTTCGCCTGTATTTGAAATAAATAAATCATCTTCAAATTTTGATGATATTTTTTCTGCATTTTCATCAAATACTCTTTTAAATGGCACATAATTTGGATTGTTAGCAATTATAGTATCGTAATCTTGCTGCGTTAAATTTCCTGATTGAACAAATAAAGCTAATATTCGTTTTTCAAAATCATAAATTTCTTTTGCTGTTGACTCAAAAAATGTAAGGCCTTTACCATATTTTTTTTCTAAAAGTTGCAAATTGACAGCGGCTTGACCTTTTTGTTCTGGCGTTACTTGCAAGCCTTCTTGTAAATCATTAATTATTCTTTGGCTTATTAAATATGTGCTTAAATCTTGTTTTCTTTTTTTAACGCTATTTTCATACTTTGCGGTCACTATATCAAAAGATTCAATTATTGGTTTTAATCCAACGCCAGTTTCTACAAGTTTACCTTCTGCTGTAGTAACATATGTTTTATGTTCTATCATTGCTCTAACAGTTCCAGAAATACCTCCATAAGTGCTTAGCAATACTGTTGGATCTTGTCCTGGCAAAATATTTTTTTTAGCGGTAGCTTCTTTTATTAATTTATCAACTGAATGATAACGATGCACCCATTCAGTATAAAATTTATCAAACGTGCTTTGACTATGATCTAGCTGTCCTATATCTGCTGGTTCTAATTCACCATTTTGGTTTGGTATATCAACAAAATTTGAATGAATTAATTTTTGATTTATTTCTTCAGGTTTTTTTAATCCTTCTGTTTCATCTACATAATCTTGCAATGCTTTCATTTCTAAATTAAATGTCACTTCATCTATAGAATCACCTTCGCTAAACTTATCATCTACAATAACATCAGTATAAATAGGAGTAGCATTATCAAATTCTTCTGTTGATTCTCTATAAACACCCATTAAATAATCGTCTAATGCATCTTGCTCCATGTTTTCAATATCAATAATTTGATCTTCTTTTATTGATATTTCAGCATCTACATCAAGCTCAAAAACAGGATTTACATTTTCATAAAATAAATTTGTAACTAACTCAAGTATTTCGCTTTCGCCTAATGTGCGATCTTCTGATGAACCTGCTCTTACGCTTGGATTGAATAAATTTTTACGTTCATTATATCGTTCTGCTAAATCAGCTAAAGTTTGTGTTCCATTTTTAGCAAAAACTCTTTTTAATCCTTTGCCTACTGCAAGTGATTTGTTTTGAAATGTAGCTGGATCAATACCTTGACGTATTAACTCATTTGTATTTAATGCCCCACCTTCCGCAATAAAATCTTTAAATGTGGTTGTTTGTTTTTTTAATAATTTAACTTCATTTTTAAGTTCTTTTAATATTTTCTTTTTTTGTGTTTTAAGATCTTTGTCTTTTATTTCACTATATTCATTTACTATTGCATCTAAATTTTCATCAAATGTTGTGTTGGTTTCAACAACTAACTCTTGATCAATATAACTTTCTTTTTCTTTGTTATTTAATAGACTTGCAGCGTTTTTTGCTGAATTTTCAATTGAGATAGGCAGCATGTCATCAAATGTATCATCAAGCATTTCTACTATTTCATCTGCTTCTTGTTGATTTTGCCTTTGTCTTTCAGCTTCCATTTGTTTTCTTGATAAATTAAATACAATATTGCTAGCATTACCTACTGCGCCTACTGTTCCAATTAATGCAGCTTCAACTAAAAATTGATCTGACGTAGGGATAACATTGTTTTTTAAATCTTCAAAAGTTAATATCTCTCCTGAACCATAATCTAAATAAGCTCTCATAACATCTGCTAGTCTCTCTTCTCCTAGCTCTTTTATCATGCCGTTATAACCAACTCTTTCAGCTATAGTTTTAAAAGTAGCATTTGGCTTAATTGTTTTATAAGTTTGCAATAAACTATCTTGTAATCTTGGTGGTAAATTATTAAATGCAAATCTTGCAGATGATGCCACTCTATTTTTAATTGGATCAATTAAAAAATATTTTTGTTGACCAGCTAACTCTGAAGCAGTTTCAATGCTTGAGTATGCAAGTGATTTTAAAAATGTTGATACAGGTTTGTCTTTTGCTCCTGTAAGAACTGCCCTGCCATCTTCAGTAATTTTAAATTGATTTTTAAGCGTTATATCTCCATATTGTGTAGGAGTAATAGACATAAAAGGCGTTCTAGTTGCTATATTAGCAGCACCTCCAGCAACCGTTGTTTGCAATGATTTAACTGCTGCAAGTTGCGTTCCTGTTTCAAGTGCTTGTTCAACTGCTTTTTGCCCTAATTTACCAAAACCTCCTGTTAACCAAAACTCAGTCATAAACTGAGGCAAAGACAACAAACCAGTTTTCATACCACCGCCCCAAGTAAATCCTCTTATAGATTTTTCAAGCTCTTGATCTATATAATTTTCTAATTTTGCCCTTGCTTCGTCTGTAACTTCTTCGCCTTTAGCAATTCTGTTTGCAGTTTGGGCTAATGGTATGGTGTCAGTAATTAATTTTTTAAAACCGCCAAACGGTATAATATCTTCAGCAGTTACATAGCCATCAGCTTCATCCCATGTAATAGGATTGTCAATTAACTGATTTATTTTATCGTCTGAAAATCTTTGTTTCGCCATTGCTAATACTTTAGATTGATCATCTACAATATTTTTTTGAACAAAATCAAATTCTTTTTTTCCTAGCATTGAACCTAATGGCCTGTTAACAAGATTAGCGTTATATGCGTTCATTGCGTCTACAGTTTGCAATTTAAAAGGATCAAGAAATCCAAAGGTATTAAGTGTTTGAAATGCAATATTTTTTTTGTCTACAAGTTTTTTTATTTGCAAATTATCTGCTGTTCGGAACGTAACAGGTTCAGTTTTTTCTGCTTCGGCAGGTTCTTCATCTGCATCTGACGACCAATTATATTTTTCAGCAAACATTTTGTGTACTCTTGCTCTTTCATTAGAGTCCATTCTTAAATTTGCTAAATAATCTAACTCTAAATCATTCGGAGGTCTGCCAAAATTATTTATAGCAATGTCAATTTTTCTGACAATATCTTCTACGTCTTTTGATTCTTCTCTAAATTTTTCATAATTAACGCCCATAAGAGATCCTTATGACATCATTAACAAATTTATAGATGTAGAATTTATTAAATTAAGAGCATCATTTTTGCTTTGTGTCTGAATTTGTTGTGTTCTTTTTTTAAAAAACTCTGTTAATTTTTCATTTAATTCAATCGGATCAAGTGGGTCTTCTCCTTTTTCCAAACGCTCTACATTTTCTTGATCAATAAGTGGTTGTATTTCAAAAAAGAATTCTCTAATAATAGTATTTTTTAATTCAGGTTGCTGTGGATAGTATTCATTCATTAAATCGTTTAGTGCATCAAATCTACTGCCATAAAATTTTGTTTCAGTTGCTAATTTACCTCTTGTTAATTGCTGGATTTGATTCATTATTGTTTGTTCGCTTCCTTGTTCTAATTTTCCATCTGCTGATTCTTTTAAAACTCTTCTCTCTAAACTTGATAAACCTCTTAAAAAATTTACTGGATCACTATCTGTTGATTGAATTAAATCATTTGTTAATTGTAGTATCTCATCTTTAAAATCTTCATCATCTACTGCATTTAATTTTTTTGAAGAATTTAAAAGATTCATAAGAACCGTTTCGTTTTCATCACTTAATCCTTGAAACCGAGCAAGCCTAATTTCATATTCTTTTTCATCAAAAGATTTTTGAGGATCACGAATAAGAGTTCTTAAATTAGCAAGTTTGTCTAACTGATCAGCTTCTAAAGTAATTTCTGCTTGTTGATAATTGCTTTTGTCTTTTTCTATTGCATTTTTTTTATAAGATTTTAAATCTTTTCTTGCTTTTTCTTTATCTTCTTTTGAAAAAGTAGCTGTGTCAGCATCAAAACTTTCTTCAAGTTTATTAAATTCTTGCTCTCGTGTGCGTAAATCTAAATTTAGGTCTGAAGAAATTGAGTCTAATTTACCTAAATATTGCAAAGTATTTTTTTTGCTTTCTATTTTTTGTGTGTCAGTAATTATTTGATTTCCTGATATAATTCCGTTTTCAACAAGTCCTTTTATGCTTTCCGCAAAGTTAACACTTATTTCTTGCTGAGCTTCAGCATCATTGCTTTCGTATGCTTGCGTAAGGTCTGTTTGCAAGTTATTTAAAAGAACTGCATATGTTGCTTGACCAGCTTCTTTTACTTCTTTATCAATAGTAGCTTGGATTCTTTTTGTTGCAGATTTAAATTTTGTAATATACTCTTTGTTTAATAAAGTTTTTGACGATAAAGAAGAAGTTGAAGTTAATTCTTGTAAAAGAGCTTGTGATTTTTCTGTAAATGACTGCAAATCGTTAGGGTGTTCAGCTTCAAATTTATTAAGCTGTTCATCCAAATATATTTCTTTTGAACTATTATATAGAGTTAAAGCAATTTTATTTGTTGCACTTGCACCATATCCTTTTGCTTCAGGTAGCTCTCCAAAAGTAACTTCACCTGTTTCTGGGTCTGTTTGAATAGCTTCTTCAACTGCCGCTTGTGCTTTTTCTGGTGCTTCTTCTTCTGCTCTAGCTTCACCAAATGCTCTAGCAGTTTGAGCAATACCACCTGCAAGACCTGCAAGTTGCTCCATCCTGCGAACCCTGGACTCATCTATAGGTGAGGGCTGAAACTTACCGTATCTTTCTATTCTTTGTATAGCCATTATGTAGTTCCAGTTGTTTCTTTTTCGCCTATAATTGTTTCAAAATCTGTTTTTAAATCAGGTGCCGACTGTAATAAAGTAGATACTGCTTGCAAATTTGCTGATCTTCTTGCATCTCTTCCTGACTGAATTATATTTCTTTGTCGCAATCTGTTTGTCAAAGTAATAAGCGCTTCACTTTCACCTATAGTTTTTGCTTGTTTTAATGCAAGACTTGCTGGTGTGCCTTCCGCTGCAACACCAGATGTAGCTTGAGATAAAATATTAGATGCTAGAACTCTGTTAAGTTCTTCTCTTCTTTTAAGTTCTTCTGCTTGTGCAGCAATTCTTTCTTCTTCTGCTCTACGCTCTGCGGCTTCTTCTGCTGCTTTACCAGCTTCAACAGTAGCAAACACTTGTCCTGCTGTACCTGCGATTCCCAAAGCTGCTGCAATTATTCCTAAACTCATTGTTAAACCTCTATCTCAATTATATCATTACGAAGATTGTACTTCATATTCAATAGCTTGTACGTGAAATGGTGTAGGATTAGGTACAGTTATCTCTGGTACTACTTCTATATTCCAACCATTACCACCGTTATTGTCTTGTATAACACCTGTCAACTTAGGTAGATCGCTATCAAGCGGTGAGTTAGATGATGTACCAAACTGTCTGATAGGCACAGGATTGCCATCTATAACTACACCTGATGTTTCAAATACACGTAAATTCATGCGTGTAATCTTTTTGTCTCTCATTTGATTTTGACCAGCAATATTACCTGCCGTTGTATTTAAAGGCATAGACTTTATTTTAGGTGTAAAGTTAAATCCAACTTCAACATCTACAGTAGAACCTGATGCTCTTATAAAAGTTTCTTCTTCTTCAGTAATAATTAACTTTCCATTATTATCAGTCCCTGAAATTGGCTGAACTACACGATTGGATAAAGTTACACCTCTTGCTACAACACTTACAGTAAATCCTGTTAAATGATCCGTTTGCAAAATAACTTGTTGTGCACCTTCAGGAACTAAAACATTTTCTGTAATTTTAACACTTGAATCTAAAAGTCTATCTTGATTCCACATTTCAATAGTATAAGTTGTTGTTGTATCAGTAGTTCTTTCGTTTACAAAAAATAAACTATTATTGACTGTAGATGTAGAAACAAGTTTTAAAGGATATACAGTATTAGTATCTCCGTTTGTCCACTTTGTAAATCCATTTATATCTTGAGATCGCAATGTGTTAAGTATTGCAGCAGAGCCATCTTGATTAATTACAATTACATAGTTTGCATCTTCTGTTGTTGAGCCACTCAATATTCCAACATCTAATGGGCTATCAATTAAATGAGAAGAAAGCACCGATATGTCAACCGAATTGTATGCATCTTCGTTGTAGTTATATAAATATTGTCTTAATGTCTTTCCGTTTTTATCTACAAATAACGTAGCACCATCTAAAGATTTGGCTTCTAAAAACTTTGAACCATGCTGTGTTTGTGCTTTTATAGATACTGTTGCTGGTGTATTGCCTGTAAGCAAAAACTCTGCACCTGATGTAAATATCTGTAATCCTCTATCTGGATTGATATCTACTATTTCTGTCAAATTTCTTGCAGATATTGTGACAAATATACCTTCATCATCATCGCCTTCTTCTGTAAAGAAATCAAAAAACGATCCAGCCCTTGATGCAAAAACACTCTGACGTTTTGATTTACTGCCACCAAACCAAAGTCTGCCTTGAAAAAATGTCGCTGTTCTTGGATATCCTCTTGTATCTGACCATACATCTTCCGATCTAGGAACACCAGCCGCAGTTTGTGTAAATGTAATTTCATCTGTGCCTTGACCGCTAGTAAAAAATCCAGTAAATAACTCATAAGTTCCTGATGAATTTCCATCTAATGTAATTGTATATTGAAATGATCCTGTCCTTGTAACTACAATACCATCATCGCCAAAAATAGGCATATCTTGTAAATTTTTTCTTATGTTTTCTATTGTAGAAGATTGTTGCGCTGAGCCTGTATCGCCAGCAAATGTAATGTTTTTACTTAATACGCCTTCTACATCTATTTGAAATCTATCACCTATTTTTATTGGGCCTGAACCAGTATTAGGAAGCGTCATTACCTGTACGGCTGCGGTAGGTGTAGGGCTTGATGCATCATTGAAATCAAACTGAGGTATATTTAAAAAAGGAATGTTATCAATAACAAACGTAGTAGAATCTGTATTTATAATTCTTCTAGGAAAATGTTCCATGTGGAACATCAACAT